CCTACAAGATCAATATTATGACAAGATTATATTAGGTAAAGCTCCTTCTTGGGTAAAAGTATATGTATTAAATCAATATCAGGCATTGATGGACGGCAAACCAGTATATCCTACATTCAGACGAGACACTCATATATCTAAAGACCCTCTAGTTCCAACTGATCAGAGTGACATAATTGTCGGCATTGACTTTGGTCGCTCCCCTTCAGCCGTGTTTTGTCAGCAGTTACACTCTGGTCGTTGGATCATATTCCATGAAATTATTGGTAAGGATATGGGAGCTATAAGGTTTGCTGAAATACTCAAAAGAGAAATATCTAAAAACAAATGGGATAATCTGACTTTCAAGTTTATTGGCGATCCAGCAGGTAATCAAATGGCACAAGTGTCGGAGCATACTCCATTCATGATGTTAAGAGCTGCAGGAATCTCTGCTTATCCAGCTCCTACTAATGATATATCAGTAAGAGTAGAAGCCGTTGAATCTGTCATAAACAGAATGGCTGATGGTCTGCCGTGTCTAACTGTAAGCCCTACTTGCACTAGCTTGATCTCAGGATTTGAAGGTGGTTATCAGTATAAACGTATTTATTATATGGGTACTGAGAGATATGAAGAAAAACCTGATAAAAATCGTTTTTCTCATTGCCATGATGCGTTGCAATATGCGTTTCTTGGTGGAGGTGAAGGCAGAAAAGTCATGCTTGGTCCGAAAACACCTACTTCCCCCACTACTGTTGAGAGGGTAAGTAACCCTTTTGCTAGATTAAAACAACGTAATAGCCGTTTAGGAAGGCAAAGAGCAATATGAAATGGATAATCTGCTTCTGTGAAAGCAAGAATATAGGATTGTGGAAATATTTTACTAAGCATCGTGAAGGTTTTTCCCATGTATATGCCGTTACTTACGATCCTGAACTAGACTTTTGGAAAAAGTTAGAGTTTACAACGACTGGTTTTAACTATGAAGTTTTAACTGGCGAAAAAGCCACACAACTGGTTCTGCAAATGCACATAGCTAACAAGTGTATTGAGTATGAAACCCAAAATGAGCCTATTTACACACCAAGATTAATGTACTGCGTCAGTTTTATTAAACATCTGCTTGGCATCAACAAATTTTGGCTTTTAACCCCCTATCAGTTGTATTGTGAATTGCTAAAACGAAAAGGATCAATCATTTTTGAGTCAAAAGACCTAGAGGAGCCTATTAATGGGAATGTTCAAAACACCTAAACCAGCACCTAATCCTGAGTTAGAAAAACAAAAAGCTGAACAAGCAAAAATAAATAAGCAAGAAGCTGAACGTCAGGCTTTTGAAACCTCTGAAAAGAACAGAAAGATTGCTGGAAATTTGTATGGCAATAAATCCCTTCAAGATGAAGATATGCAAGGTTTTGGTGGGCATAGAACATTATTAACATCTAAAAAAATGGGTAATTACAATGCGTGATGATGTAGGTGGTGATGCTAGTCCAGTCCCAGCTAGTGGTGCAAGCCCTGAACAAGCTGATTATAAAAAGGTTATGGACAGATACAAGAAAGCCAAAGGTAAATGGCAAAATTGGTCTGACATATGGGAAGAAATTTATGACTACGTTTTGCCTCACAGAGAAAGTTTCTTTGGAGAATTCGCTGGGCAAAGACGTACAGAAAACATATATGACGAAACGGCAGTAACTGGTCTCCCTAGATTTGCTTCAAGACTCCAACTTGGCTTTTTTCCTCCAAATGGCAGAGCATTTAAACTAGCACCAGGTCCTGAGTACCCCTCTGATTTAATCTCGAATCAGCTCCTTAAAGAACTTGATGACATCACAGAGTTATTGCATGAGGGATTGCGTAACAGCAACTTTAACTCTGAGTTTCATGAAGGATTACAAGACTTAGGTATTGGTACTATGAATATGCTTGTAGAGTCTGGTCGTTTTGTTGGCGATCTCCATTTTACTGCCGTACCACCAACTAATGTTGCCTTATTATCAGGTGCTATGGATATGGTAACTGACTGGTTTAGATGGAACAATGAATGTGATATTACAGATATAAAGCTTAGATACCCACAAGCTAATTATTCAAGTGAAATGATTAATGCACAAAAACGTGATCCTAGACGTAAGACTAAATTAATTGAAGCTACTATGTATGATAGTGACGATCAGTTTAAAGATGAGTTTACGTATTACTTAATATCAGAAACAGATAAGCACGTATTGTTTAAGAAGAAGCTTGTTGGTCGTGGCAGTCTTCCGTGGTTGACGACTAGATGGTCTAAAAGTGGAATGGAAGTTTGGGGACGAGGTCCAATATTACAAGCCATGCCAGCCATTAAAACTTTGAACCTCACAGTGCAGTTAATACTTGAAAATGCTGAAATGGCTATAGGTGGTGCATATGTCTATGATGACGATGGTGTGTTTAACCCTGATAATATTACTATACAGCCTGGAACTTTTATTCCTAGAAGTCCTGGGAGTTCTCTTGAGTCTTTACAGAGTCCTGCCAGATTTGATGTAGGACAATTAATCTTGGAGGATATGAGAAGAAATGTCAGGAAGGCTCTGTTTATTGATGAACTCGATTCAAGACCAAATGCAAAAACACCATTGTCAGCAACGGAAGTTTCAGAAAGGCTTGCTGACGTGGCAAGAGATATGGGAGCAGTCGCAGGCAGAATGCAAAAAGAATTCCTTCACCCATTGGTTGAAAGAGTTGTGGCTATCTATAAGGAACAAGGTTTACTAGATATACCTAAAGTAGATGGTAGAGAAATAAGGATAGTACCCGTATCGCCATTATTGAGGGCTCAAGATCAGCAAGACGTAGCTGACTTTGTAAGGTTTCAGCAAACAGTCGCAGGTACATTTGGTCCTGAGATAACACCAGCATTATATAATCAGGAAAAGGTTATTAAATATTTGGCATCTAAGTTTGGTGTCAAAGAAGAACTACTTGCTTCACGGCAAGAAGTACAAGGGAACATTGATATGGCTATGCAGTTAATGCAACAGCAACAACAAGGGACACTTGGAGAATGACAAAGGAGAAAATAAATGCGTCAGTCGATGGTAGGTCATACACTGCTGAAGTTGAAGCTGATCTTAATAGTAAAGCCCATGCTTTATTTGGTTCGGGTGTTGGCAAATCTTTCCTTCAGTATTTGGAAAATATTACAACAAACAACATACACAGTTCGGGATTGGGAATTGAACATCTTGCTCACTTTGAAGGTCAAAGATGGATCGTAGCATTATTAAAACACAGAACAGAAATGGGGCGAAAGAATGGTAGCTAAGAAGATGGGTCTATATGCCAATATTCATGCCAAACGTAAACGTATTGAAAATGGTAGTGGTGAGAAGATGAATAAAAAGAATTCAAAAAATGCACCGACTAATCAAGCTTTTAAAGATTCTGAAAAAACTGCGAAGAAGACATGAGTGAAACTTGGCAAAAAAAAGAAGGACAGAATCCTGAAGGTGGACTTAACGCAAAAGGTAGAGCTTCCCTTAAAGCCAAAGGGCAAAATATCAAGCCTCCTGTTTCTGCGAAAGAAGCTAAAAAAAGCCCTAAAAAACAAGCAAGAAGGGAAAGCTTTTGTAAAAGAATGAGTGGTATGAAAAATAAATTAACAAGTAAAAAAACGGCAAATGATCCAAATAGCCGTATTAATTTAGCATTAAAAAAGTGGGACTGTGGAAGTATAACATAATAAGGAGAAACTATGTCTGATGAACAAACAACTGAACAAAGCAATGAAAGCACCAATACGGAAGAAGTCAATATCGAAAGCACCATATCCCAAGACTCTGGGGAGCAGAACGAAGTTGAACGACCAGACTGGTTGCCCCCTAAGTTTGAAACGCCTGAGCAACTGGCTCAATCGTATAAAAACTTGGAAAACAAATTTCATACAAGACGTGATGAGATTAAAAACGAACTTGTGGGAGAGCTTAATGAAGAAGCTCAAGCAGATGTCCCGTTAAGTCCTGGTGATTATTCTGTAGAACTTGAAGATGAAGACGGCAATCCTATTGAGATGAATCAAGATGATCCTATGCTTGGTTGGTTTCGTGATAAAGCACATAGCATTGGTATGACAAATGATGAGTTTGGCGAATTTGTAACTGAGTATACAAATATGCAAGCCACATCAGGTCCTGATTGGAACGAAGAAAGCCAACATTTAGGTGAACATGCAGATAGAAGATTGGAACGTGTAGATACATGGGCTAATTCATCATTGTCTGAAGAAGCTTACAAGACATTTGCTGCAATACCAGCTTCTGCATCTATGGTAAAAGCCTTTGAGGAAATCATGCAGTTAAATGGTCAGCCTAAGTTTAACATGACCTCACCTACTGAGTTCCAAGAAACTGTTACTAAGGCTGATTTACAATCTGCACAACAAGACCCTAAATATTGGCAGAATGGTGGTGATCCTACTTATGTTGCTAAAGTTAGAGCTATGGCAGAACAACTAGCAAGGAAACGTGCATGAGAACAATAAAAAAACCTAAGACTATGGGTGTAAAAAAAGTTAGTCAAAAAAAATCTGTGAAAGAACTTGAGTTAGATTTACAGCAAT